AAAAGGTGATTGGGTTTTGTTTCGTGCTTATTCTGGCACTCGTATCAAAATGTATGGACAAGAGTTTCGTTTAATTAACGATGACACTGTAGAAGCAGTTGTCGATGATCCTACAGGAGTAGTAAGAGCATGAGCGAGACTGAAATAATTAATGAAGAACCAGTAGTTAATACTGAAACCACTTCAAAAGAAGATAGTTTCTTTGGCAAAAGCACAGAAATTGACTCGTCTGTTGATGAGAATTTAGAAGTAGAGGTTATTGACGATACTCCTGAAGAAGATCGAAGACCTAAAAAATCTAAAGAATCAAATGAAAAAGTTGATAATGATGATTTAGATAAAGAGATAGCGAATTACAGCCAGAGAGCTGCTGATCGTATTAATCAAGTTAAATACGAATACCACGAAGAAAGAAGAGCAAAAGAAGCAGCAGCAAGAGAATCAAAAGAAGCTGTTCAAAGACTTCAAACAGTCATGTCTGAAAATGCAAGACTTCAAAAGATGGTAGAGCAAGGCGGTGAAGCATTAAATAAAACGGCTCACAACAATGCTTTATGGGCAAAACAAAATGCTCAAGCAGAATTTAAAAAGGCTTATGAAGAAGGCGATGCCGATGCAATGGCTAAGGCACAAGAGCTTTTATCTAAAGCAACATTAGCGGAACAGCAAGCTAATTCAACTGCCCAAAGGGTTCAGAGTCATATTGTTGAAAATATGCCTCCTGAGCCACCACAAGTTCCACAGCGTCAACTTGATCCAGACATGGAACAATGGGCAAAAAGAAATACATGGTTTATGGGAGGAGAACCCTTTCAACAGAAGATGACTTCTTACGCTATGTATCTCGATCAAAAGAGTCAACACGATCCAGCAAGTAATCCAAAGGACTACTACGATGAGATTGACAGGGAAATGAAAAAAGAGTTTCCAGATTTTTTCGGTGTTTCTTCAGATAGCAATTCAGAAATGGTTGCAGAAGAAAATCCAAAACGACAACCACAACAGGTTGTTGCAACCGCAACGAGGGATAGCGGTAACAAAAAACCCACGCAAATACGCCTAACCAAAACTCAAGTTAGCCTAGCTCGTCAACTTGGGATTTCACCTGAGCAGTATGCTAATCAATTACTAAAGGAGAGTTAAGATGGCGGAACAAGATAACACGAAAGACCAAGTGGAGGAAAGTTCTGTTGAGCAATCCGAAAACCAAGAGCGTACCCCTAGAGGGTTAGAAAGCCGAGAGGCTGTCCAGCGTAAAGTAAGCTGGGAAAATCCATCAAATCTACCTAATCCTGAACTTCAAGAAGGCATTGTCTTTAGATGGATCAGGACAGCTATTTTAGGAGAAACTGATAATCCAAATGTATCTAGAAGACTTAGAGAGGGATGGGAGCCATGTAAATTGGAAGATCATCCTGAGCTTCAAATACACATGATGGATTACAATTCTGAATGGGCTAAGAAAGGTCATGTAGAAATTGGTGGACAATTATTATGCAGAATGCCAAAAGAGATTGCGGAAGCAAGAGAGGCTCATTTTAACAATGAAGCACAAACTCAGATGGAAGCTGTTGATAATGTATATTTAAAAGAGAATGATCCTCGTATGCCTAAACAGGTATTTGAAAGAAAATCGAGGACCACTTTTGGTAAAGACTCTTAGGGTCTTAATTTTAACGATTAATTAGGAGACAATTATGTCCACAAGTGCAACTCCTCACGGAGCAATCACTACTGGTACTATTGTCGGTGCAGCCTTTAGTAATAAAGTAACACATTATAAAATTAAGAATGCTTATGGCACTTCAATTTTTTATGGTGACTTTGTGAAATGGGGTGACGATAATCCAAATACAACTATCCAAAAAGATACAGGCACAACTGCTTGTACTCCAATTGGTGTGTTTCTTGGATGTGCGTACACCGACCCTACTACTGGTCAATTTACGCCTAATCAATATTTCCCAGCTTCAACTGCTGCGGATGATATTGTGGCGTATGTTTCTACCGATCCATATGTAATCATGCAAATGCAATGCGATGGCGCAGCAGACCAAGACGATCTTGGAAAAAACTGTGCTATAGTGCAAACTGCTGGTTCAACTTCTATCGGGAGAAGCAAAAACTCGGTTGATATATCAACTGTAGCAACTACAGCCACACTACCTGTTAAGATTATCGCTTTTGTCGATGGTCCTGATAGTGCTGTTGGAGATGCGTACACAGATGTATTAGTAATGTTTAACGCTGGTCATCAGTTGCTAAATGCAACTGGAATAGGCTAATTCTAGGAGATAAATCATGGCAGCTATATCAAGAGCGCAAGAGCTACATCAACTCCTACCAGGACTTAATGCCCTATTCGGAGAAGAGTACAACAATTACGAAAACGAACATGCCGAAATCTATGCAACAGAGAATTCTGAAAGATCATTTGAAGAAGAACTCAAGTTGTCAGGTTTTGGTGCAGCACCCGTAAAAGATGAGGGTTCAAGTATCAGTTACGATACCGCACAAGAATCTTTTGTGGCTCGCTACACCCACGAAACAATTGCAATGGGATATTCAATCACAGAGGAAGCTATGGAAGATAATCTATACGTTTCTCTCTCTGGTAGATACACCAAAGCACTTGCTCGTGCAATGGCTTACACAAAACAAGTAAAAGCAGCGTATCCATTAAACAATGGATTCTCGACTACTTTTTCTTCAGGTGATGGTGTTGCTTTATTTAGCACAGCTCACCCACTTGTAAGTGGTGGAACAAACAGCAATAGACCTAGTACAGGCGCTGACTTGAATGAAACATCTCTTGAAGATGCAGTAATTCAAATTAGCAAATGGACTGATGAAAGAGGTCTTAAAATTGCAGCGAGACCAAGAAAGCTTATAGTACCAACTGATCTTCAGTTTGTTGCTACAAGACTTCTGCAAAGTGACTATAAAGTCGGAAGTGCTGACAATGACATCAATGCAATCAAAACTAATGGTGTGATTCCAGAAGGTTATTCAGTTAATCATTATTTAACTGATACTAATGCTTTCTTTATCACAACTGATGTTCCTGATGGCATGAAGCATTTTGTCAGAGCGCCAATGACTACATCTATGGATGGTGACTTTGATACTGGTAATGTGAGATACAAAGCTAGAGAAAGATATTCCTTTGGAGTATCCGATCCACTAGGTATCTTCGGATCACCAGGTAGTTCGTAAGCACACTAAGGGAGGCTCTACGGGGTCTCCCTTTTTTTCATATCTAGGGGTATTTTTAATTTATCTATCGACTGCCCTAGCAGACTTGCCAAGACGATAGATTTTTTTCCTTTAGGAGGAAATTATGGCTAACACAACTTTTAACGGACCAGTTAGATCGGAGAATGGTTTTGAACAAATCAGCATCGCATCTGGCACAGGAGCCGTAACAACCAATTTAGATGTTGACTCTAGCGGTAATATAACCACAACAGGTTATGTTTCTGCTTATTCAAATATCGAAAGTATTACAAGTGCTACTCATTCAGTTGAGTCTACCGATTCAGGTACTGTTTATACTTTAAATAGAGCAGCAGGAATTGTTGTAACATTGCCTACAGCAGCAGCAGGTCTTAACTATACATTTATAGTTGGAACAACCTTTAGTGGCGCAGGACAAATTAATACAGACAATTCCAGTGATTTATTCTCAGGTTTTGCTCAAATATTTGATCCAGCAACTGCTGGCGATACCAATACTTTTATTCCCGATGCAAGTGATGATGATACTATTGATCTAGGATCAGCAGCACAGGGTTGGCTCGTAGGCGGAGTAATTCGCTTAGTAGCAACCTCAGCAGCAGTATGGCATTGTGAGGCTATGCTTCATGGTGATGGTACTCTAGCTACTCCATTCGAGTAAGGGGGTAACTAATGGCTGATGCAGTAACTTCGCAAACCATCCAAGATGGTGAAAAAAATTGTATTATGAAGTTTACCAATGTCAGCGATGGCACTGGCGAATCCGCAGTAGCTAAAGTAGACGTTTCTGCTTTATCGTCTAACTCAGCAGGTGTTTCCTGTTCTGAAGTTAGAGTTTTGCGGGTTAGCCATGCTATTGTAGGCATGTCTGTTCAGTTGTTTCTTGATGCTACCAGCAATGTTCTTTTAATGGAACTTGCTGAAAGCAGCAATGGACACATGGACTTTAAAGACTTTAGTGGTATTCCAAATAATGCAGGCAGTGGTAAAACTGGAGACATTCTTTTTACTACAAAAGGACACTCATCGGGAGATACTTATTCTGTTGTTTTAGAAATGACTAAAGTATATTCTGATTAATCGGAGATAGTAATGGCAAAAATTAAAAAGTATGTTATTTCTGAAACTGGAGAGTTCCCAGCTCAATACATGGTTCTAAGATCAGATAATGATGGTATCTATCGACCTGTTTTTGGTCCTGATCCTGATTTAGAAGATGCAGAACGTAAGTGCGGGGAAATGAATGGAGACAGAGCTAAGGATGCGAAAGGGCATTATGTAGCTGATGATCCTTCTACGCCTGATGTTAATGAAGCTTATGTTGGTGGTAAAAAACCAACTAAGAAGAAAGCACCAGCTAAAAAGAAAGCTCCAGCTAAAAAGAAATCAACTGCTAAAAAGAAGAAGTAGTTTAATGTAGTATGATCCATATACTCTTGAAATACAGAGTATGTGGATATTTAATTTATGGAGGGCGATATGCCTAAAAAAAATATGGGTCTTAAAAGAAAGAATCTAACTGGTTATATGGGTGGTGGCGTTTTTAAATCAAATGCTCCAGTCAGTAGTTCATTTAGGGGTGGTGGTGCAACGGAAGTTGGCACTGAAAAAAAAGTACAGTCTTATAAAAAATACGCTAAAAAAATGTTTGGTGGTGGCGTTTCTTTAGCAAGTTCTATTGGTGGAAACCCAATTAGAGCAGGCGGTCGCGATCCTGCAACTCCTCTTAAAAAGGATAATAGACATCCTTATTTGCGTAAAGTTATTCCAAATAGAAACTACGAAGACACGAGTAGAATGAGAATGACCAAAGCTGACGATAGAGGTTTTAATACTGGTGGCGGTACTGGAGTTGGAGTTCGATCTACTTCCACAAAGGTTGCAAAGGTGGGGGGTAAACCTAAAACTTTAAGGACACCTAAAAAAATTAGAAAGAGAAGACCTACTTTTACTCCAACTAAAGCTGACGATAGAGGATTATCTGGTGGCGGTTCATCAGCCTTAAAGAAAATGCGAAAGAAGGTAATCGGCATCAAGAAAGATAGGGGTCTTACAGCTAAAAGTGGTGCTAGAAAAGGTATGGCGAAAAAGAGAGTTACTCGAAGAGGGGGCGGATAGATAACAATGGCTACGAGTGGAACAACTACATTTAACTTAGATATAAGCGACATTATGGAAGAGGCTTATGATCTTTGTGGTTTAGAGTTACGCTCAGGTTATAGTTATCGTGGAGCCAAAAGAGCTTTAAATTTAGTTTTTTTAGAGTGGCAAAATAAGGGTTTAAATCTTTGGACTATAGAGCAAGGTTCTGCAACATTGGTTGCTGGAACAAGCAGTTATACTGCAGAATCTAGCACATTAGATATTGTAGATGTTTCTATCAGAACAAATGCAGGTGATATTGACGATCAATTTGACCAAAGATTAAATCGTATTTCTAGAACAGAATACAATCATCAAGCCAGCAAATTAACACAATCTAAGCCAACTCAATTTTATGTTGATAAAGACAATGATTCAGTAAAAATAGTTCTTTGGGCAACACCTGATTCTGCTGAAACATATACGCTTATCTATGATTATGTTAAAAGAATTGAGGATGTCGGAACAGTTGCTAGCAATAATGCAGACGTTCCAACTAGATACTTACCATGTTTAACATATGCTTTGGCATATAATTTAGCTTGCAAATCTCCAGAAGCAATACAAAGAGTTCCTATGATTAGACAAAGATATATGGAGCTATGGGATGAAGTTAGTGATGCAGATAGAGAAAAAGCTGCTGTAAGATTTGTTCCTGATTTATCAATTAGTGGTTACTAATGTCATATGCAAAAGCAAGTAAAGCATTAGGTCAGTGTGATCGTTGTGGCTTTACATACAAACTAAGTCTTTTAAAATATCAAATAGAAGACAGCAAAAGAAATGGGTTAAGAGTTTGCCCAACATGCTTGGATGAAGATCAACCACAGTTGAAATTAGGTCAAGTAAATACATCTGATCCACAAAGCCTTTACAATCCTAGAGTTGATACTGGAAAAAAATCATCCACAAGTTATTCAGCTTTTGACCCTATAGGCGGAGGAGTTACAGCATTTGGTTCTAGTACAATGGGTTTAAATATAAAAGGTGAAATAGGAAAACTAACAGTGAGTACAGAAT